TCGTTTCGTTCCTCGGTCGCGGAGTCAGTATGGAAGAAGGGCACCGTCCAGTTGGACGATGTTACTGTGGCCTCTGCCGCATATGTTGCGGGATATGTGGTGGAGAAGGCGACGAAGCGGTCGGGTTGGGCCCGAGCGCGGGCGCTGTTACGTCGGAAGGCGGAGGCCGGATACGACGTTGGAGATGCTTTGCTCCAAATCGCGAAAGAGGAAGAGTTTGTTCGTATGTCGCTCAAGCCCGGTATCGGTGCTCATTGGTACGATCGCTTTAAGGGCGATCTGTTTCCTATGGATTATGCGGTGAGTCAGGGGCAGCGTTACAAGGTGCCTCGTTATTACTGGGAACGGTATCGTCGGGAGGCCGATGCCATGTCAGTTGAGTTGATAGAGGAAGGTCGGTTTCGGCGTGCGGAGCTGCGTAAGGAGGATTCGACGCCAGAGAGGTTGGCAGTTCGTGAGGAATTGGCGATTCGGAAGGTTGAGTATCGTGCAGACCTTTAACGGAGGTGTGATGTGAAACTCTACAGCTTTCTAGACAAGAAGATGAGTATGTATGGTCCGGTCATGATGGGTCACAATGACGGACAGATGTCGCGGACGATTGTGGAGTCGTTTCGCGGTAGTCAGCATTTGGTGGAGAAGTATCCGGAGGACTTTGATTTGTACGAAGTGGGTGAGTTGAACGAGCAGACAGGTGTGATTGTTTCGGTGGTGCGGTTCGTATCGAACGCCTCTGTGTTTCTGCCATCCTTTAACGGAGTAAAAGATGCCTAGTGGTCAGATGCGAAGTGTCGATGCACACCGGTTCGCTATGGTGCCTCGCGCTGATGTTCCACGGTCGGCGTTTGACGTTGAGCATTATCATAAGACGACGTTTGATGCCTCGGCTCTGGTGCCAGTGTATCTGCGTGAGGTGTTGCCGGGTGATTCCATTGCGTGCCGTATGGACGCATTTGTACGGTTGGCGACGGCGATCGTGCCAGTAATGGACAATTTGACGTTGGAGTCGTTTTTCTTCTTTGTGCCGAATCGGCTTGTGTGGACGCACTGGGAAGACATGATGGGTGAGAAGGCGACACCGACGAGTACGACGGATTATCTGGCGCCGGTAGTGACGGTGGCTCAGAGTAACATGTCGGTTGGTAGTCTGTACGATTATATGGGTTTGACGCTGGATACGGCGACAAGTACAGACGATGTGGCGGTAGTGTCGTTGCCGTTCCGTGGGTATAACCTGATCTGGAATGAGTTTTTCAGGGATCAGGATTTGCAGACGCCACTAGATGTGGATACGGACGATGGTCCAGATGACGTTGGTGATTTTTTGGTGCGAGCGCGGGGAAAGCGTCATGATTATTTCACGACATGTCGGCCTTGGCCTCAGAAGCCGTCAAATGCTACGGCGTTTTCGGGTTTGGATCCCTTGCAGCCCGGTGGAAACATGGTGTATCCGCCGCAGTCTGCGGCGGGTTTCTGGTCGCAAGGTGCAGCTCCGGTTACGGGTCTTGGTTATACGTCGGCAAGTACGACATCGGCCGGTCCTGCGGCCGTGAAGACGCCTGGGTATCGGACCATGAACTATGGTCCGTATTACCTGGATGATGGTTTACGTGTGCAGGCGTCAGGTACGGATGGTCAGCCGGACGTGAAAGTGTTGATTAACGACATTCGGACGGCGACGTTGATTCAGCAGATGCTCGAGCGGGATGCTCGAGGTGGTACGCGGTACGCGGAGTTGTTGAGGGCGCATTTCGGTGTGTTGTCTCCGGATGCTCGGCTGCAGCGGCCGGAGTTTCTGGGTGGTGGACGTACGATGGTTACAGTCCACCCGTTGGCTCAGACTTCGGCCACGGATATCGATGGTTCGACTACGGCGCTGGGTGAGCAGGCCGGTATCGGTACGGCGTCAGTGTATAGGCACGGTTTTTCGCAGAGTTTCACCGAGCATGGGTTCATTATTGGGATGGTGAACGTGCGTGCGGACTTGACTTATCAGCAGGGGATTCATCGTAGTTGGTATCGGCGCGGTCGGTTCGAGTTCTATTGGCCTGGTCTGAATGGCCTCGGTGAACAGGCAGTGCAGTTGCGTGAGTTGTACGCGACGGGTACGGCGGCCGGCGATGATTCGGTGTTCGGTTATCAGGAACGCTGGAGTGAATACAAGTACATGCCGTCGCGTGTTTCTGGTGCGTTCCGGTCACGAGTGGCTACGCCGCTGGATATGTGGCATTTCGCGGAGGAGTTTGCGCCGACGCCAGCGTTGAATTCTGATTTCGTGTCGGATCCGACGTCTTCGACGGTGCAGCGTGTGCTGCAGACGGACTATTTCGGATCCCAGCAATTCCTTGGTGATTTTTTGTTCTCGGATCGGCTGGTGCGTTGTATGCCGATTTACAGCATCCCCGGGATGGGAGCCCGGCTGTAAATGCCGTTCAATGGCCCCACGACGGCGCTAGGCGTGCGAAGTAATTTTGACTGGGGAAAGTGGGGCCCCTGGATGGCGGCTGGTGCTACGTTGGCAGGCACGGCGTTGACGGTGCGTGAAGCTGGTAAGAATCGTGATTTTCAGGAGCGGATGTCGTCGACAGCGCATCAGCGTGAGGTAGAGGATTTGAAGGCGGCAGGTATCAATCCGATGATGTCGGGAATGCAGGGTGCCTCCCAGCCAAGCGGAGCGATGGCGGAATATGGAGGCTTGGATCGCGCTGTGGCGAATGCACTTGCGGTGCGGCAAGCGAATGCGACAATCGAGCTTACGCACGCACAAGCAAGTGCTGCGGCGGGTGCTGGACAGTTATCTAGGACTCAGGCTGCGGATATTAGTACGACAGCGCAGGATCGGTACCGAGTATTGGCGGCGCAGGCGGCGTCTGGTGAGATTTCAGCGGATCAGGCGCGGGCGGTCATGCCGGACCTGATTAGGCAGGCGCGAGCGAATGTATTGCAGACGCAGGCTACAGCACGGCAGGCGAAGGCGCTTGCGGTTCTGGCGGAGCTGGACAGGAGCGGTCGCGTGAATATCGCGAAGTTCGAGCAGGAGATTGGTGCGATGGGCCCGTTTGGGCGGTATATCCTTGAGATTCTGAGGGCCGTGAAATGATCCCGAAGGGAGCCGGTCTACATGCGTACGATTGGAAGAGAGTGTCAATGGCTGCGAGGACCGTTAACCAGGGTCCTATTCTCACCCAACAGCAATTTCAGGAAGACGCGGACATCAATGTCATTGTTCGGCGTTTTGGCCTTACTCGTAGTCTCCCTGCTGCTGTGGCTGCTGGTGTTTATGGCGATTTCACTGGGATTCACGATTTTGAAAGCGCTGTAGCGACGATCGAGGGTGCTCGTCGGCGGTTTATGGAGTTACCGGCTCCGGTGCGTGATAAGTTTGAAAACGATCCGGGCCGTTTGATTCAGTATGTTGAATCTCATACTCCTGAGGAGTGGGAAGCGTTGATGACGCCTCCCGTGGTGTTGCCGGTTGTTCCGGCAGTTCCGGCTGTGCCGGTGCCGTAGGCAGTTTTAGTATTACAGGTGCGAAGGCACCTGTGGAGCCCCGCGCTTGTTGAGGCGGGGCTCTTGGTTTTTGGCGGACAGTTTCTGTACGCTAATTTAGTCATATTCTAGTGTCATGCGCGCGCGATCTCACGTGCGTGCGTTAACGTAGTAGTTGACTTTTTCTGTTGTCTATATTATCTTATTTCATGTTGGTTCATGTTTCTTTTTTCTTGGAGGACGTTATGTCACGTAGTGGTAATGATGTTGCGGCTATCGAGGCGGAGATGGCTGAGCTGGAAGCTCAGATTGCTTTGCATCCGCCGAAGGATGAGTTAGAGCGGCAGTATGATGTCGTCAATCGGGATCGGTTGCGACATAAGTTATTGCGAGCGAAGCGAGCGCAGGGCGCGGCGTTGCGGCGCGCCGCGCTTCGTGGTGATCCGTTGCAGACGGATATTGAGCGTGAGGTTGAGGCTGAGTCAGCTGCTCATGGTCCGGATCTCGGTGGTTCGAGGAAGCGTGGCCGGTAGGGTATCCTGAGCTCAGGATTGTGCACACAGTCTGTCTTGACTACTGTGTGCTAGGTGACAGGTCCCCTTGGGGTCTGTTACCTTAGGGAGTGAAGAGGTCCCCTTTTCCTGGAGGTAGGCGAGATGCGTCACAAGGTGAACAAGTCCCGTTCCGCTGGTCGGTTCAAGTCTCAGTCGCGGAAGACGAAGTCGATTAACCTGGCTCGGCCAGGTCGCGGTGGATTTCGGATGTGAGTTGCTTTCGCCCTCTCCAAGGCTCTAGGAACCCCGAGTCTGGTGAGGTGTGGATCGGAACAGATCCTACCCGTTCAGGTCGTTCCTTGGAGCTGCAATGCGGTCGCTGCATAGGCTGTATGTTGGATCGATCTCGGGCGTGGGCCGTGCGGATCATGCACGAGGCCCAACGTTATGATCGGAGCTGGATGGCAACGTTCACGTATGATGATAAGGAGTTGCCGGAGGACGGGAGTCTAAAGTATGAGGACTTTCAAGAGATGATGCGGCGTTTACGGGAGCGGATCCGGTCGAAAGGTCGGATCCGTTTTTTTTGTTCCGGTGAGTATGGTAGTATCCGGAGAAGACCGCATTTTCATGCGATTCTGTTCAATGCGCAGTTCGGCGATGAACAAGAATTGTTTAATGGTTCGTTTCGTTCCTCGGTCGCGGAGTCAGTATGGAAGAAGGGCACCGTCCAGTTGGACGATGTTACTGTGGCCTCTGCCGCATATGTTGCGGGATATGTGGTGGAGAAGGCGACGAAGCGGT